CTTTAAAATTTAAACAATCAACAGCAACAAGATCTGAGCCTGCTGTTCCAGAACTTACTGCAAATAAAATAATTAAGATGAATGCTGCTGGAGATGGTTTTGAAACTCAGTCTACAGCTGACGTAACTACAGTTGCAGGAATAGCCAGCAATATTACGACTGTTGCGGGAATAAGTAGCAACGTTACAAGCGTAGCAGGAAATGCTACTAATATTAATGCGGTTGCAGCAGACGCGACTGACATAGGTGCTGTAGCCGGTAAAGCAACTGAGATTGGAAGATTAGGTACTGCTGATGCTGTAGCTGATATGGCATTATTAGGAACTACTGATGCTGTAGCCGACATGGCTCTGTTAGCTACTACAGATGTTATTGCTGATATGGCTCTACTTGCTGATGCAGATGTTATTGCTGATATGAATACTCTTGCTACTACAGATGTTGTAGCAGATTTAAACAAGTTAGCTACTACAGATATTGTAAACGACTTAAATACTCTTGCTACTACAGATATTGTTTCTGATATAAATACTCTAGCTACATCTGACATAGTCTCTGATATAAATACTCTAGCTACATCCGACATAGTTTCAGATCTAAATACGCTTGCCACATCAGACTTTGTATCAGACTTAAATACGATGGCAACTTCTGGTAATGTAACTGCAATGAATACTGTTAGTGGTGCTATAGCTAATGTAAATACAGTAGCAACAAATGTAACTGGCGTAAATAGTTTTGCTGATAGATATAGAATCGGCTCAAGCGATCCTAGTTCTAGTCTTGATGCTGGCGATTTAGCCTATAATACAAGTGCGAATGCATTAAAATATTATAACGGATCCGCTTGGGTAGCTATTGTAGCTGGTGGTATAACGGATATTGTTCAGGATGGAACCCCGCAACTAGGTGGAGATTTAGACTTAAATGGTAATGATATACCCCCATCACCATCTGTCAAAGGATTTAGTATAGCAATGGCAATTGTTTTTGGTTAACTTTTAATGAATTGATGATATAATAATAGGATAAGGAGGAAAAAAAATGGCAAACCCAAATTTAATTAGTGTATCAAGTATTTACGGCAAAACTCACGCGGCTGCTTTAGGAACTGGATCTGCTGATTTACTTACTTGTGCATCAAATAAACTTTTAAAAATTAATTCTATCGTGGTTGCTAACATAGACGGAACTAACTCTGCTACTTGTAATGTATTATTTTATAATGCAGATAACACAACAGCATTTCATATTTGCAAAGTAGCAAATGTTTCAGCTGGTGATACTTTAATTGTTCTTGGTAAAGATGCTCCTATTTATTTAGAAGAAGGAGATAAAATCCAAGGACTTGCATCAGCAGCTAGTGATTTAGAAATAGTAATTTCTTATGAAGAAATGGATGATGCGTAATGGCTATAAAAAAACAAGGTAAAAAACAAATTGATTTACCAGAGGTAACTACTGCCCAAAGAAGTAATGAAAGAGGCAGAATACAATTTAATGTTACTACTGGTTTAGCAGAATACTATGATGGAACCCAATGGAAATCTATTGATAGTCCACCAACAGTATTATCTATATCACCAACAACAGCAACAGCATCTGGTGTTACAATAACTGTTACTGGCACAAATTTTACAACAAGTGGTACAACACAAGTAAAACTTATTGGTGAAAGTGGAACAGAATTAACTGGAACATCTGTTAATGTTACAAGTGTAACTTCATTAACATTTGTTACTCCAGCAAACATTACAGTTGCAGAAGAAACATGGGATGTTAAAGTTATAAATCCATCTGGATTATCTGGCCTTGGTGTAAATCTTTTAGATGCTGGATCTTCACCATCTTTTGCAACATCTGCTGATACCAATATTGGAACTATGGCATCTGGAGCAACAGATTTTTCTGGACTAACAACCATAGTAGCTACTGATGCTGATGGTCAATCAGTAACTCATACAATTTCTGCTGGAGCATTACCAAGTGGTGTATCTTTAGCAACTAATGGTACTTTGAGTGGAACAGCTCCAAGTGTAGGATCAGATACAAATTTTACTTTTACTGTTTCAGCAACAGATGGATTAAATGTTGCTACTAGACAATTTCTTATGACAGTTGGGCCACCACAATATATGACTGCAACTGGTGGAACAATAACAACTGATGGTGATTATAAAGTACATACATTTACTTCTTCATCAAATTTTGTAGTATCATCATTAGGAGGAAACTCAACTTATGGAGCTAAAGTAGAATATTTAGTTGTAGCCGCTGGAGGTGGAGGAGGTACAATCCACGGAGGTGGAGGAGGAGCTGGAGGTTATAGACATAATTCAGCTTACGACATGACAGTATCAGCTCAATCATATTCAGTAACAGTAGCGGGAAAAGTAGCTCATGAAACCAATGGTGGAAATTCTACATTTAATAGTATTACTTCAGCTGGTGGAGGCAAAGGAGGTTCAAATATAGCTGGTTCCTCTGGAGGATCTGGAGGTGGAGGAGGAAGTTATCCAAGTAGTGAGCCAGGTGGTGCTGGAAATAGCCCAAGTACAAATCCATCACAAGGAAATAATGGAGGTGGTGGTACAACTGGAAGCCCAGCGTATGGAGCTGGAGGTGGCGGAGGAGCATCAGCGAATGGAGTTACTGGTTCTACTAGTGCCGCTGGAGCTGGAGGTGCTGGTTCGTCAAATGATATTCATGGTTCTGCTCGAGTTTATTCTGCTGGGGGTGGAGGACACGGACACCATAACCCTGGAGCTGGAGGATCTAGTAATCAAGGTGGTTCTGCGGCTACTTTAGGTGTAGGTGGTTTTAATGTTGCTGGTGCTTATGGAATGGGTGGTGGAGGAAATAAAAGTGGTACACCTTCTGGTTCACCAAATGGTGGAAACTCATCACAAGGAGCTGTAATTATAAGGTATAAATTTCAATAGGAGAATTATGCAATATTGTAAATTAGGAATTAATGGAAAAATTTTAAATATAATTGAAGTAGCTGATCAAGATTGTTTTGATGCTGATGGTAATTTCGATAATAATATAGGTTTAGAATTTTTAGAAAGTGTATTTAATTCTACATTATTTTGTCCTATTTTATTAAACAGTAATGGTAATGCTGAAATAGGTGGTAAATGGGATGAAGATAATAATTGTTTTATTTCGGTACAACCTTTTAACTCTTGGACATTTAATATGACAACTTATGAATGGGATCCTCCAGTTGCAAAACCAACTGATGGTACACCAGACAATCCTTATTCATGGGATGAAAGTAACCAAGAGTGGACACAAAAATAAATAGTATTCGTATAATAGGTGGTGGTACAGCTGGAGCATCAGTAGCTTGTGTACTAAAACAAACTTTTCCAGAAAAAGATATTAGAATTTTAGAAGGTAGAAATATTCCAACAGTAGGAGTAGGTGAAAGTACATTAGGATCTATAAATAGTTTTTTACAATTTTTAGATATTCAAGAGGAAGATTTTTTAAAGTATTGTGATGGTTCGTATAAATTAAGTATAAGATTTGAAAACTTTAAAAAAAATGATGGTAGTTATTTTCATTACCCTTTTGGTAATGCTTATTACGATCAAGTAGCTCCAGATTATAATTCATGGATATATAAAAAATGTTTATATCCAAATACACCAGATACAGATTTTGCTGATTGTATGTTTCCACAAATGGCGTTGGTAAATCAAAATAAAGTTGTTCACGATAATGTTTTACCAAATTATAGTATAAGAAATAATGCCGCTTATCATTTTGATGCAACTAAACTTGGTGAATTTTTAAAAGAAAAATTTAGAAAATTAGGAGGTAGAATTATTCAAGAGAACATTGTTAAAATACATCATAACGAAGATGGTAGTATTAAAGAATTAGAATTAGATACACAAAATAAAATTAAAGCTGATTTGTATATAGATTGTACTGGTTTTAGATCTTTACTACTTGGTCAATCAATGAAAGAACCTTTTGAAAGTTACGAAGATATATTACCTAATAATACTGCTTGGGCAACTAGACAACCATACAAAAATAAAAGAAAAGAATTAGTAGGTTATACAAATTGTAAAGCTGTAGAAAATGGATGGATATGGAATATTCCTTTATGGTCTAGAATGGGTACTGGTTATGTTTATTCCAATAAATATATATCGGATGATGACGCATTAAAACAATTCCAAAAACATATTGGAACAGATGAATTAGAATTTAAAAAAATACCTATGCGTATAGGTATTCATAAAAGACTATGGGTTAAAAATGTTTGTGCTATTGGATTGAGTGCTGGTTTTATAGAACCATTAGAAAGTAATGGTCTTTTAACAATTCATGTATTTTTAATACAATTACTTTCAATTCTTAAAAAAGAAATACCTAATGAGTTTGCTATAAAACATTTTAATATAGCTACTAGAAGAATGTTTAGAGGTTTTTCTGAATTTGTAGCTATGCACTATGCTTTGTCAGATCGTACAGATACACAATATTGGAGAGATATACAAAATAGAGATTATCCAATAGAAGAAAAATTTTTTTCAGAAAAATCAGATTTTCAATTAGCTCTTAGAAATAAAATGGAAGATGGTGCTTGGCATCCAATCGGTGGTTTTCCATGTATTGCTAATGGTATGGGATGGTATAGTCAAATATTTGAAAATATTAAATGGAATGATGGAGATAGTAGAATTGATTATAAGAAATTTTATAATCATGTAGCAGAACATTTAGATCATAGAAAAAAAGAATGGAATAAAATAGCTGATAGATGTCCTACTTTATATGATTACTTAAATGAAAGATTTTACAAAGAATAATGTCAGATCAAATATTTAATTTGTTTCCTCAATCAATTATGATTTGTGATAAAGTTTATAATCTTAATGAACAAGAATTAGAATATATTAAATCATTAGAAAAAGAAAAAAATTATGGTGGTGGTGAAAACGACAAAACAATTTTAAGTTATATATTAAATAATCCAACATTAAAAAATCTAAAAGAATATTTTGAAAAACAAATCAATCATTACATGCATAATCACATGGAGTATAGTGAAAACTATAAATTTTATATTACTCAATCATGGGCAAACTTTAATGAAAAAGAAACATTCCATCACAAACACAACCATGCAAATAGTATATTAAGCGGGGTTTATTATGTTGGACTTCATAGTGCTGCTATAAGATTTTACAAAAATTTTAATACATTTCCATTTCAATTTGAAGTAAAGAATTATAATATTGAAAATTCTAAATCTTGGTTTTTTGCTCCTCAAAAAAATAACCTTTTTCTTTTTCCTTCTCAATTAGAACATAGTGTAGAGGCAAACGAAAACAATGAACCTAGAATAAGTATAGCTTTTAATAGTTTTGTTAAAGGAAAAATAGGAAGTGAAAAGGATCTTACAGAACTAAATATTACAGATGACTACAAAAATTTACTTAGATAACGGATTAAATAAAATGTTTACACTGGTGATAAATCTGTTTAAAATACCCGTATGAAGGAAATACAAGACCTTAAAATAGAAGTAACAGAAGTTAAAGGCGATATCAAGCTTATTAACAAGGATATAGATATTATCAAAAATAATCATCTGTGTCATATTCAAAAATCAATTTCAAACATAAACAAGGTATTATGGACTGTGGGGATTATGATCTTCGCCGAATTAGTAATATTACTAAGACATTTTATACTGGGGTAAATAACACATGGAAGGGCCGGACTATGATCAGATGGATCGGATTTATTCTAGCAGTACTGGCTGTCTATTTGTTATCTACAGCAAACCCTAGTATACAGCATTGGGGCTGGCTTCTCTCTGCAATATCCTGTGCGATATGGGTTTACGCTGGCATGAAGGACGGGGACATCGCCAGGACATTAATGGAAATTTGTTATACATTTCTAGCAATTCGTGGTATACTTAACTGGTGGCC